TACTGGATCTAGTAACATATATAATTACCATAAAATATTAGCGGCAGAAACCGATGTTAAACAACTTTCTGATGATATTAATGATTTTAATGCTCGTTATCGTGTAAATGCTGGAGAACCCGGATCTAGTAATGATGCTGGTGATTTAGTATTTGATACAAATGCTTCTAAGATGAAAGTCTATGATGGATCATCTTGGGGAGAAGTAACATCTACTGGTGAATTTAAATACCTATTCTTATGTCCAGCTGGTGGTAGTGGAGCACCTACCTTAGATGGTAGTATTGCTACATATGATTTACGTGAAAGCAGTAATTCAGGAACAGCAGCTAGTGTAACAAATGCAGCTCAATTAATTGTAAGTATTAATGGTGTTGTACAAAAAGCTAATACAGGCACATCTGCTCCGGCAGAAGGGTTTGCGTTAGTAGATGCAAATACTATTATATTTGGTAGTAATTTAGCTAGTGGAGATTCTGTATTTATAATACAAATAGGATCTGCTGTCAGTATTCCTACACCGGGAGATGGTACAGTTAGTGCAGCTAAAATTGCAAGTGGAGCAGTTACAACAGCTAAAATAGCTGATGCTAACGTAACTACAGCAAAGATTGCAGACGATGCAGTAGATCAACAAAAAATTGCTGATAACAGTATTCTTAATGCAAATATAAATAGTAGTGCTGCAATAGCTGGATCAAAATTAGCTGATGGAGGAATATCTACAGCTAAACTTGCAGACGACGCAGTTACTACAGCAAAAATTACAGATGGTAATGTAACCACAGCTAAAATTGCAGGAAATGCTATAACGTCAGCATTGATTGCAGACGATGCAGTTGTACAAGCTGCTATTGCAGATAATGTTATAAATGAAGCTAGATTAAACGTATCTAACGCACCAACAAACGGTTACTTTTTATCAGCATCTAGTGAAACCGAAGGTTTAACTTGGGCAGCAGTATCATCCGTAGGACAAGCACACAATCTTGTAATTAACGGAGCGATGACCGTGGCACAAAGGGGTACGTCATCTACTTCTAATAATGGTTATTATACTGTTGATAGATGGAGTCAAGAATATGGTTCAGTAGATGAAGCTCCAACTTTCTCAACATTTGAAGTTTCAGCTCCAAGTAGTCCTTATCATTTACCAACAAGTGGTGATCATCCTTACAAAGAAGGATTTAGAACAGCTTGGGGTGTTACAAATGGAAACCAAACAGGTGGTGCTGGTGCTGATGATTATATACTGATGGGACACGCTATTGAAGCACAAGATATTGCAACTTCTGGATGGAATTATACAGATCCAAATAGTTATATTACTTTATCTTTTTGGGTTAAATCAAGTGTATCTCAAGAATTTTTTGGTCAAATTTTATCGCAAGATGGAAGTGTATATAATTATCCTTTTGGTACTGGTTCATTAACAGCAATGACTTGGACAAAAGTTACAAAAACAATACCCGGTAATGCTAATCTTACATTTAATAATGATACTGGATCTGGTTTAAGAATTTATCTTTGGCCGTTTGCTGGTACAAATTTAACAGGTAGTGTAACTCAAAATGCTTGGGGTGCAGTTAATTGGTCACAAAGAGTTCCTGACAGTACTTCAACATGGTACACAACAAATGATGCATCATTACAAATTACAGGAGTTCAACTAGAGGTTGGTTCTACAGCCAATAGTTTTGCTCACGAATCTTATGCTGATACTTTAAGAAAATGTCAACGTTATTACTACGAAGCCGTAGAAGGAAATGGCAAAGTGTTAACGATGGGTACAGTAACCTCAGCAAATGAAGTAGTAGGTGTTATTCCTTTTCCTGTTTCAATGAGAGCTGCTCCATCTATTGATGTTGGTTATGGTAGTAATTATTGGAGAATAGCTGGAGGTAATTTAGGTGGAGATAAATATATTTCTGCTACTTGGATAATATTTAATGAAACAACAGCAAGAGCTGGTATTTATGCCGACCCTGACTCTGATTTAGGTAGTTATTTAGGAGAATCGGGTTATGTAGGTGCTAGAAATGCATCGGCTAAATTAGCATTTTCAGCGGAGCTTTAATTATGACTTTTAAATATAAATTATACAAAAGATCAGATGAATCTGAAGCTAGTTCAGTAACTAAATTTTTTACAGGAACTAATAGAGCATTAAGTATTCCTTTTGATTCTGACAATACAGACTACCAAGAATATCTTAAATGGGTATCAGAAGGTAACACAGCGGAGGCAGCAGACTAATGGCATTAACACAAGTAAAAACTACAGGTATAGCTGATGATGCTGTAACTGAAGCTAAAGTAGCCAATGATGCTATTGGTACAGCTGAAATGAAAGCTGGTACCGATGGTCACATAATAACATATGATGCATCCGGTAATCCTACAACAGTAGGTCCGGGAACAGACGGACAAGTATTAACATCTACAGGAGCTGGCTCACCTCCAGCTTTTGAAACTTTACCAGCTAGTAATAACTATGTTCATCCTAATCATAGTGGAGAAGTAACTTCTACAGCTGATGGAGCACAAGTTATTGCAGATGATGTAGTTGATGAAGCTAATCTTAAAGTTTCAAATTCACCAACTAATGGTTATTTCTTATCAGCTCAGTCTGGTAATACTGGCGGTTTAACATGGGCAGCAGTAAGTAGTGATACGGATATAGATTTTGCATTATGGAGAATAAACACTGGTTGGTCTGGAAATACAGACCCAGTTCAAAATTTTACTGAACAAAATCACAGCGTAGATATGGGTTATAGTAGTGGAATTTTTTCATTTCCATCAACAGGTTTTTGGTTTATTGAGTTTCAAACTTATATGTATTATAATAGTGATCAAGATAATATTGAACTTCATTTACTTACAACAACAAATGATAGTAGTTACGCTACACGAGCACAATCTTATACACATATGAATAATGATGATGGAGGTAACTTATATTCAACAAATAGAGTTAGTCATATATTTGATGTGTCAGATACTTCTAATCATAAAGTAAAATTTAAAACTGCTGGAACTTCTGCAAACTTTCATGCTTCGTCTAGCTCAAATGAATCTTATGCAATCTTTTGGAAATTAGGAGCGACATAATGAGACCTACACATATTGAACATTATTTAATAACAGTAAGACAAGGTTGCTGGTTTGGATGGAGTGACCCAACTAATAAAATTTATGCAAATCTTATAGTGCATGACGGAGGTTCTAAACCAACTGAAAAAGAATGTACAGATGGACTTACTACTTTACAAGCTGCTTGGGATTTAGAATATGATAGTTACAGATCTAAAAGAAGAGCTGAATATCCAAAAATGAGAGAACAATTAGATCAAATATATAATGAAGGATTAGATGCTTGGAAGGCTTCTATCAAAGCTATTAAAGATAAATATCCTAAACCATAGTGGAATTACCCACCATAACCATCCCAGAACCTATAATTATAGATACAGTTAGTATACCTTTACCTACAGCTGAGGTTCCATCTTATAAAATGATGATCGTTCCACCTAGCGATTTAGAACGTCCAAAAGATACTGAAGAAATTAAAACAGAAACTCCAGAACCACCTAAACTGGAGATACCTGTTATAGATATACAATTACCTCTGCCAACTGCTGAAGTAGTAGCAACTGCAACATATGCAGCTGTGGCAGCAGTAGCAACAACCACCTTAGCTACACCATTCTTCGATCAGATAAAGAAGAAACTACAAAAATTCATTCAAGGAAAGATTGATAAATGGAAGCAAAAGAAAAACCAGAAAAGAAAAATATAATAACTAAACTCAAAGATGTTGCTGAGGATAAAGAACATCAGATTGAGATTCTAGGAACATTTGTTAGACTAGGCGTAGTTGTCTGGTCTGGTTTTATTATTACTATGAATTATGTAGATATACCGATGGTTAAGAAATCTGGCAATAGCGATATTACGTTCGTCGCCAGCGTTTTCACGGGTGCACTCGCCACATTCGGTTTGACTACTGGTAAAAATGGTAATAGTAAACCTCCTATATGTCCTATGGCAAAGAAACCTGAAAACACACCAAAAGCATGAAGAAATGGTTAATACTCTTAGCTCTGTTGTCACCCGCAGTAGCGAGAGCGAATACTGTCACGCCTCAGTTTACTCAGGGGTCGATGAACAGTACGACAACAACAACACAAACTGTAACAGAAACAATTCAGACTCAGGTGTTTGGCGGCAAGCTGGACAGCTGGACTGGAAGCAATGTTACAGCAACCTCCGCAACTTCTGGAGGAATTACAGCAACAGATACGGTATTCGATATTCAAACAGCTGGAGACGCATTTCAGCTAGAGACAGTTACCAGAGCTGCAGGAGTAATAGAGCAGATAGATGTAACAAGAAACATCACCACAAACGCTACTACTACTTCCTTATCGGTCTTCTCTCAATAGGAAGTCCAGTTTACGCCGAAGGCGAAACAAACAATACATCTAATCCAGTCGCCGCAGCGACGGGAAATGTCACCAATCAGGCGGTGCAATTTCAGAACAATGGAGCACAAAGTAGACAATACTATGGTCCTAACATAAGTTGTAACGGAAGTACGATGACATTCTCACCATTCTATATGGGTAATCATACAGAACCCAGATCATGGAATGATGATGTAGGAGGTCTTAGGCAAGATAGCTATACTTTAGGAGAGAACTGGGGGTTCCAAGTTAATTTTATGGTTCCGCTAGATCGAAAAGCTTTACAACAATGTAGAGATATTGCTAAAAGACAAGAAGAGAAAATGAGACTTGACTATGAATTAGTTCGAGCATTAAAATGTGCAGAGTTACAACAGAAAGGTTTTACATTTCATCCTAATTCTAAGATGAAGGTGCTATGCCAAGACGTTGTACCTATTTCTGCACTATTACCACCTAAACCCAAAAAAAGATTTGGATTATTCTAACACCTAACTAAAATGATTACTTTACTCAAACCAATAATTTTAACTTTTGCTAAGTCAGACTCAGTTAAGAGGCTCATCGTTGATGTCCTTAAAAAGTTAGTCGCTTCTACCGATAACCAGCTAGATGATGCTGCAGTAGAGTTTATAGAAACTAAGATCTTTGTCGGATCTAAATAGTTATTTATGACTCAGTTACTACCTTCACCTGAACATTATCTACAAAATTTAATAACAATGCAAAGTCCTGATGCAAAGAAGCTCTGGAGAAGAGCTATTAAAGAGCACTTCAACTGTCAATGCGTTTATTGCGGAGAATTACATGAATTACACAATCTTACAATCGACCATGTTCGGCCAAAATGTAAAGGTGGCAAAGA